GCGGCGGGGCGGTTCCTGCTTCAATTATGGTATTACGGCGACAATGCCGAAACGGACAAGCTGCAAAGGGTTATCGACAGCCTTTTGAAAGCGTTGTCGGCAGAACGGGCGCAGGCATGACGCGGGCGCAGTTCTACCACGGGAAAGCATGGCGGCGACTGTCCAAAGCGTTCCTTATGTCAAAGCACTACATTTGTGAACGTTGCGGACAGCCTGCCGAAATCGCCCATCATAAAATATACCTGACCGCCCAAAACGTGCTTGACCCGGAAATATCACTAAACCCCGGCAACCTTGAAGCCCTTTGCATGAACTGTCACAATGCGGAGCATTTCGGACAGGGCGGCGCAACGGCGGCGGGGCTTGCCTTTGATGAAAACGGAAATCTTATTCAGAAAGGAAGTAGAAAGCTATGAAACAGTCTTTGATTGAAGCATATCAGGCAGAACGGGAACGCGCCGTTGTCACCCTTTACAACACCGTGCGCAGGTTCCGGGAAAAACTGGATTTTGAAGCAGAACGGGAATGTCAAGTTGACGAGGAAACCGCCGCATTATTGCAGGCATACGTTCCCGCGCAGCTTGCATTATTGCAGCTTATGAAAGAAGAAAGCGAGGAAAACGACCATGAATGAAAGCTATGAGCAGGAATTACAGCAGGAAATCAATTTCCTGAATGATGAAATACTGTTCCTGCAAAATGAAATCGCCGCTGCAAGGAACAACGGCGACACGGACGAATACACCCGGCTTTTCCGGGTATGTCTGCCCGTGCAGAAACAGTATTTGAAGCTGTGCGCGGAACAGGAAAAGCGAGTACAGGCGGAAACCGAGGTTGACCCCCTGACCGCATTCAACACCCCGGTATGAACTACATCACAGAATATAACAACTTGATACAGTCCGGGAAAATCGTTGTTTCAAGACGGGTAAAACAGGTATATGCCCGTCTTGCAGCAGCGACCGCCGAAACGTCCGGGCAATATATCTTTGACGAAACCCGCGCTAATCGTCCGATTGCCTTTATAGAACGTTTCTGCAAGCATTCAAAAGGCGAATGGGCGGGGCATAGTATTTCCCTTGAACTGTTCCAAAAAGCCTATATACAAGCCCTGTATGGCTTTGTAGACCGTGACAGCGGGTGCAGGCAATACCGGGAAAGTTTCTTTCTTGTGGGACGGAAAAACGGCAAATCAACGCTGCTTGCGGGGCTTGCCCTGTATATGCTGACAAGCGACGGCGAGGGCGGCGCAGAGGTTTACAGCACCGCGACCAAATACGCGCAGGCGCGTTTATTGTTCGATGAAGCGCACAACATGATAAAGCAGTCCCCGGCGCTGTCAAAGCATTTCAGAAAGCGCAAAAGCGATCTGTACTATGAACCCACAATGTCAAAGTTTCAGCCCCTTGCCCGCAATTCTGACACGCTGGACGGGTTAAACGCTTCATTCGTTATCATGGACGAATTGCACGGGGTAAAGGACAGAAACCTTTATGAAGTCATGCGGCAGAGCATGGCGGCGCGGCGCCAACCGCTGCTTATTATGATAACGACCGCCGGAACCGTCCGGGAATGTATCTTTGACGATATGTATTCATACGCGGCAAGCGTGGCGGACGGAGCTATTACAGACCCCCATTTCCTGCCTGTTCTGTATGAACTGGACGACCGCAGCGAATGGACAGACCCGGCAGCATGGGCGAAAGCTAACCCGGCGTTAGGCAGCATCAAGAAAACGGACGACCTGACCGCGAAAGTTGACCGGGCAAAGCAGAACCGCAACGAACTTTCCGGCGTTCTCTGCAAGGAATTCAACGTCCGGGAAACGGTAAAAACGGCGTGGCTTTCCTTTGACGACATAAACAATGAAACCACGTTTGACCTTGAACAGTTCCGGGGCGCGTACTGTATCGGCGGCGTTGACCTGTCCATAACAACAGACCTGACTTGTGCAAGCCTGCTGTTCATGCGCAGGGGCGACGATCACAAGTATATAACACAAATGTACTGGATACCCGCCGACCGCTTGACGGAGCGCGTACAGCAAGACAAAATCCCCTATGACAAATGGTTCGACCGGGGCTTATTACGGCTTTGCGACGGGAATAGCATCAATTATTCCGACGTGACAGCATGGTTTCTTGAAACCGTAAAGCAATACGACCTGTTCCCGGCATGGGTATATTATGACAGCTATTCAGCCCGGTATTTCGTGGAAGAAATGCAAATGCAGGGCTTCAATATGGTTCGCTGCATACAAGGCGCAAAAACCCTTTCTCTGCCTATGCAGATGTTAGGGGCAGACTTGCAGGCACACAAAGTCATATACAACAATAACCCTGTTCTGAAATGGTGCCTGACCAATACAGGCATACAGACCGACCGCAACGGAAATATAGTTCCGATCAAGAACCAATCACCGAAACAGCGCATTGACGGAACGGCGGCGCTGCTTGATTGTTACGTCGGCCTGTATGAGCATTACAACGAATATACAACCGCGATCTGAAAGGGGGCAGCGGCATGAAGCTGAAAGACAAGAAAATAGATATACAGGGCGTTCAATACGTTACGGACAAGTACGGGAACCATAAAAAGGAAACCGTGACCATTGCGACGGTATGGGCGTATTTCCGGCAGCTTTCCGGGAATGAGATTTACAGAGTGACGACACAAGCCACGGAAGAAGTCATGTTTTTTATCAATTACCGCACGGACATAACGACCGAAAACGTAATTCTGTATAAAGGCGTAAAGTATAATATTGTCCGCGTGGACGTTTTCGAGGGTTATAAAAGCGATCTGACGCTATATTGCAAACGGCAGGCTTAAACGCCCGCCGTTTGTTTTCCGCAATTATCATCCGTTGCTTGTTTTTTGTGGTAGTTATTTACACTACGAACTTTACTGTCTAATTCTTTTACAATTTCATTCCCTTGCATTGCAACTAACCTGACATTCTCATGGTTATATGGGATAGATGCTAAAGAATGAATCAGGCGATCACGTTCCCTTTTCCAGTCAATGATTCTATCCAGCAAATCAATTGTTATCCTCTTTCTAACATATGGAACTTCAAAAGCTGGGTTGCCCTTCATTTTCCGTATTTTATCAGATAATTTTAATTCACGACCTTTGCTGTCTTTCCATTTAACACCTGCATAACGTAAGCAGGAAGCGCAACGATCTTCAATAATGGCATACTCAATAAAAATAGCTTGATAGAAGAAATCAGTCTTTAATGATTTAGAAAGATTTTGCTTCATGGTTTTGTAGGCTTCATATTTTTCATAATTCATAGTCGCATTCTTCCTTTTATTTAATAGTTTCATCTACGTTGCAAGTACAATCACATTAAAGAACGCGCTAAAACATACGATCATAATAGGGGGTATCTTCAAATCCTTGCTTTTTTAAAGAAGCTACCATTCGGTCAAGAAATGTTTTAAAGAACCTATTGAACCACGCAGTTGACCCAAACCATTTTATTATAATTGGGCTGATTGAATAATATAACGAGATAAAAGCACGGCCATACCACTTCCTAGAAAGTTTATAATCACGAAATCTTCTTAATGTCCAGACCTGCGGACAATCATAAGATCCATACACTGCTGTTGCAACATAGCACGCAAAAAGAGTCTTTGTTCTAGTGGAACCTATAACTGTTTTAGGTTCGTACTCAGTATCATATTTTTTGATTTTTGCTATATACTCTTCTTCAACAAATTGCATGTTTTCTGGAAATGAGCCAGTAAACAAACGTAAATCTGCTGAAAAGCATACTTCAAATGCCTTTTTCCATGAACCGCAGGCAAATTGGCATATGCTATTATTATTAGCGAAATTAGCCTCAAAGGCATTTCCGACGGATAATAACATTGTGCTGATTGCGTTTACCCTACGTATTTTATCATCTGGAGCACCTTTTACGGTTGAATAATCATTATAATGCTTCATTGTAGCTGATAAAAGAATAACTGGTGCTTTTTCCACTGAATAAACAAATATTTCACGACACGCTTTTTCAGCTTCAGATGCATCACTAATATCTGAAGAAATTGCCTTTATGGCTGTCACTGCAATCTTCCCTATCCTAAATGCGGCATTTTCGATACCGTTGATATTGGATTGCATGGCATCTGCATATACACTGAAAAACATCGCTTCCCAATCACTTGGAACAGTTTCCCTAATCAGCCCATAGTATTTACAAGCCTCTTTATATTCGTCATTTACGATTGCTTGTCTTGCCAATAAATATCTGTTTTCTATTGTTTCGGAGTTGTCGACCTTTATTTTTCCGGAAACAACAATCCGTTTAATATCCTCATCACTATATTTTGTCCCACAATTTTGGCAGATGTAATATTCATCCTGCTTTATTAAATCCACACTGCCACACATTGAGCATTTTATTGCTTTCATAGAAATATTCCACCTTTTTGCATCTTCTTTATACTGTCATTGCATTGGATACAGAAACCCATAATCTATAATATCACACCCCCGCCTATTTCTCAATAAGGAATCTGTGACTATCTTCTGCTATCTTTCAGTATCGGCTTGTAGATTTAAGCGACAAATAAGCGACAAACGGGCATAAAGAAACGGCGAAAACCCTTGATAATCAAGCATTTTCGCCGTTCTGAATATACTCCTTCTCAAAATAAATCGGAATGTGCAGGGCGAGCAGTTTTCTTACCAGCTCTAAGCAGTCCGTAGTGTTCCGGCTGAATCGGCTGATGGATTTTGTGATAACAAAGTCCACTTTACCGGCCT